CTGTATTTAGTTTGTTATATACTGTTTCTATTGTTTTCATTTTTTAATAATTTTTATTGAACCGATTTAAAAACTGTTTTCATATCAGGTACAATGCTTAATAAACTTTTTAAAGATTTATAATCATTTATTTCACTAACACTTATACCTAAATCTTTTGCAGTTTTTTCAACAAGTTTTAATTTTTGTTCTATTTGATTATCAACTTTATCTAAAATTTGTTCTGCTTTTTCTGCTTTTGCTCTTAACTTGTTTTTTTCTTTTGATACTTCTTTATAAATTGGTGTTATTTCTTTGTCAAATTTATTTTTCAATTCTTTTAAATCATCTACCAAACTCAATTCAATTTTATGCGTTTCTAATTCTGTTTTAGCATTGTTTAATTTATTGTATACTGTTTCTATTGTTTTCATATCTTAATTTATTTAACTCCTGGATAATGTCCGTGGTTCGGCATTTTTCTTGGTGGTTTTTTTGCGTCTTTATATCCCCTTGGTTTTGGTGAATATGTTTTTGGTATGCTTTTTACATTTTTGTAATCTTCTAAGTCATTGCTTCCTTTTTTACCTTCTAATGCAGCGTCTGTTTTCATTTTATATAATACCTCTCTCCACTTATGTCTACACCATACGCCACCCTTAAATTTAAAAAGGTCAAACGGTTTATTCTTATGCATAGGCAATTGTAAAGATTTATATTTACCTGCACTCCAATTTTTACTTGCTGCATCAATGTCTTCAATTCTATAAACTACCTTTCTTCGGCTCCTGTTCATCATTTCCTTACAAAATAATCTTGATTCACCTTCAGAACCTTGCGCTGTTCCAACATCATATTTATACCTAACTTTGTAATACGATTTGTCTAATACCGAATAGCTGTTTGGTTTATTTTTAATAGGTGTATCACTTTTAACTGCTTCAGCTAAATTTGTTTCAATTAAACTATTTGCCCATTCTTCTGTGCTTATATTATTATCGCTATGGTCTCTAACATCTACCATTTCCCAATCTTCATCTATAACTTCGCCATTAAGTTCATCAAGTATTGATTTAAAATCTTCATCGTTTAAATTATAATCTTCCTTTGAACTTAATTTTTCTAATGTTGCGTAATCATCATATCCGTCATCTTCTTCTTTTATGCCTGTTTCCTTTTCCTTATTTGCATCGTCCATTCCTTCCTCTACTTCCATGAACTCAAGCGGTTCGATAGTTTTAAAATATAAATCCAAAGCAATATTATTTACTGCTAACATTTCGTCTATGCAATCCAGTAAAAGTTCTTGGTAAGGTCTAATAACAACATTGTCAAATAATAAAGACGCATTGATAATTTCTTCGCTGTTTGAACCCAAGCCAGAATTGCCATCCCTTAACCCAATTAATAACGGTGATGTGACTCTGTGCGTTACCATTACTTTTCTGCTACATTCTTCACTTAAATAACTATAATGTGCTGGAGCATCATTCAAAGGAACATCGTCAATAGTTGTTTTGCTTTCTGCATCGTTATTAAATGCGATTATAACCTTTTCACCGTATGAACCAGTTATTTTTGTAAGTACATCATTTTTAATGCTTAATTGTTTTTCTCTGTCAGGAACACCATTATTGAAATTCACAACCTTCGTACCGCTAAAGCCATTCTGACAATCGTTAATCAAATAATCTGCAATTTCCTTTTCTAAAGTTGCGTAAGAAATTTGGTAGTCCGCAGGACTGTAATAAAAATAGCCCGTCACATATCTTCTCACAATATAAATTTCTTGTTCTGCTCCGCTGCCAAAAACTGGTATTCTTTTTAGTGTTGTATTTCGTGTTACCTTGCTCCAATCTGCGCTGTAATAATATGCCTCAACATCGCCATCCTCATTGCATTTTTCAGCTCTTAAAGTTTCCCTTGGAAAATGTGTAATACTTTTTATTTGACCACCGCTATAAGTTACTTGAAAAGCACCCTCGCCCAATAGCTTTAAATCCTGACATACTCTGCGCATATCTTTCTTTTTAAGCAACGAACGCATCATTGCATACATATCAGGCTTACGAGCTGAATCAGTCGCTTCTAAGCCCTTTCCATAGATTCTATCAACAATACCATTAATAACAGCATTATTAGTCGTAGAATCCATGTAAGCGTCTATCAGAGCTTGGTAATAGTTATTATCATCACCTATGCCAATCCAATCCCTGTTGCGTTCTTCCGTTATCGTTGGACGCTCATATTGATTTAACTCTATTAAGTGTATATTATTTATACTATTATTATTGTTATTGTTATTTTTATCCATTATGCAAAAATATATTCGTTGTCCCCTGTTGATTTTTCAATATAGACATTATTACTAATTTCAAATGTAGCTGTACTCTGGTCGGTGCAAAATAATTTATCTCTAAATATTAAAGTGCTGTCCGTTGTATTGGTAATTTCAACTGTATAAAAGTTAGCCGCTACCAACGTTTGCGTAGTGCTATAAGTGTTATAATAATCAGTACTACTAAAAGAAGCGTTTGTATCAGTTAAAATGATTTTGTTTAATTCTTCAGATTTTATAATTAATTTATACACCTTGCTTCCGCTAATTGTTTCCCGACTTATAAAGTTAAGTAATCGTGTGCCAGTTGTTGTAAGAATTTGCATTTTTTTTGTTTTTAACTTTAAAAAAAAAGGTAGGTAACTTTTTAGCAACCTACCCTTTTCTAAACTAACTATATATATGAATCACACTAAACTATGATATTAAGTGTATTAGCTATTTGTTCCAGTTACATAAGTTATAGTCGCTGTACTCATTCCTAAGTATGGTGCAGCAGAAGTTCCACCAGCAACAAAATTAGCAAAAGTTGATTCGTTTCCAACCATTGTAATCGTGTATCCTGATAAATCTCCTAAAGCTGTCCCAGTAGCCGCAGCTATAGATGTAACTTCCATTCCATTATGTAAACCGCACTGGAAAAAATTCCCGTTTCCGTCTTCAACTACGACATGCGGTCTTCCGTATGCCATAAGTTTAAGTTCTTTATGGAATTCTTTTTCCATTTTTGGAAAAGTTAATGTTAATGTTTGTTCTGCAAACGTTGTTCCGTTTTCTCGTGACGAATTTAACGACTGGTCTAAGTTGTTTGTTCCTTGCAAATCATATTGAAATGCAGTAAACGTTCCACCTAAATCAGTTATTTCATCGTTGCTTTCTGTAATTGCGCCAAGGTCTCCGTAGTCAACGAACCAACACCTCACGATGCCACCAACGATGTCTTTACAGGGTACCTTACGTCCAAGTGTTAAATCACATGCCATGTCTATTTATGTTTTAATATAAGGGGGCTATTGCCCCCTTATTAAGTTAATATTAGGTATAATAAGTTACTTCACCTAAAAGACCAATCTGTACTCCCGCTTTCCATCTTGCTACAAATCTTACATTTTGGTCACCCAAAGTATCAGCAGTATCTATCAATCTTAATTCTGATAAATCACCCATAACACCACATCCAAAGAATAGGTTAGAAACTTGAGTACATATCATTTTATTAGCAGGCATTCCAGGTGCTAAAAATATTGGAATACCATCAAAAGTTAAACCGCCACCATCATACCATTGTGTCATCTTATCATTTGTACCAGCAGAACCAGTTAATGCAAAACCACCTAATGCTCTAACGTAAGCTTGGAAAATTCCGTTTCCAACATAAATTCTTAAATCTTCTTTATCTAAAATTTCAGGTGTATTTGTTGCAACGTGGTCAACAACTTTTCCTAATTCTGTAATCACGTTAGATGCCGTCACGGTCGTCCCAACTACAATAGCACCACCAGCTAAAGAACCAATATTTGCTCCTGCTATAGTTGTATAGCCATCAAACTCTCCTGCTGTAGCATTCACTCCAGCCCAGATTGTAGATTCAGTCTTTGCCGCAATTTTTGCAATATATTGTTGAACAATAAAATCCGCAAATGATTTTGGTAGGCTTTGATTCAATACTGAATAACCCATCTCTGCTGATTGCCAAGATTGAGCGAATGTTTTTTTACATTCTGTTTTGTTTACTTGAAATTCTTCTACTTCCAGAATCCTTTCTGTTAATGTTAGCGTTCCTGCATCTGTGTAATCGCACGTTGCATCTACAATAAAGTCACTCCCAAGAGCTGCTTTTTGTATCACTTCTTTAAACGCCACATTTGGGTAGATTGTTACTCCACCATTGTCTAAGGTTTTCCCACTTAGTAAGGCCGCTGCTATGTATTTATTTTTAAACTCACCAGCATAGGTTGTTGTCAAACTCGTTGCCATCTTTTTTTTGTTTTTATATTATTAATTAAGTTTTTCGTAAACCCTATTCTGTAGAGTTTTTGGATAACTTGTTTTCTTTAAATTAAATATTGAATCCGCTTTTGTTTCTGGATTATGTTTAATAGGTTCAATGTTAGAAAGTTCCTGCTTTTCTAATTGTGCTGATTCTTCCACTTTTTCTTCTTTTGGTTCTTTATCAGCTTTTAAATCTGCAATAGCGTCTTCAAGGTTGGCAATTCGTTCTTCCATTCCTCGCCAATCCTCTACCGTTACATATCGTTCAGGGTCAAATTCTGCTAATTCTTCTTTAACTTCTTCAGTAATTGCTTCTTCAGCCGCTTCTACTTTAGCTGTCATAATTTCTTTAATAACACCCTCTTGCTCTACTATTAAAACTTTGCCATCGGCTAATGTATATTCGCCAACAGGTAACGCAATTTGTTCTTCTTCCGTTTTTATAAAAATTGAGTTTCCAGCTTCAAAAGCTTCTGCAAGTAAGACTGTGCCATTTTCCAAAATTAGTTCACTAAGTTTAACATCGTTTGCGAGTTCCACTCCTACAATGCTTTTAATTTTGTTCAACATTTCATTTGCTTTCATATTATATAAATAAAAAAAAATTGAATTTGTTATACGTTTTTTAAAAATAATTTAAAATAAATTTAATTAAGCTTGTGATTTACCCACTCCCTGCGCCATTAAAGAACCATCGCAACAATCAACATGGTATGTGTTATCCTTACATAAACAGCCCCTTTTACTACTCTTTGGCGATGTTCTGCTTTTTTCTGCATTACTTATAATATGTCTTTTTTTACTCATGATAATAAGTTTATAATTTGTTCTATTTTAGTTTCCGCTTCTTTATCACTAATTAATTTAGCATCTTTTACATTTGCTCTGTCTGCAAAATAGCCTTCAATACTGAATCCGCGAACCTTTTTTTCTTTCACATATTGTTCCCAAATTTCATCGTTGTTAACTTTC